TTTAATAGGTCTGGTAGTATTTTATATCGGACTGAAAATGTTTTCTGGCGGTATGAAGTCTATGGGAAACATAGACCATCTATCTTTCTTTACACATAGTCCAATATATATGTTTATAGGTGGAATTGTTATGACACTATTATGGCAATCATCTTCCCTATCAACAACAGCGATAATCGCATTAGTTGCTTCTGGTGCAGTTCCATTACCAGCCGCGATAGCTGCTGTTCTTGGTGCCAATATTGGCACAACAGGAACAATTTGGCTAGCGGGTATACTTGTAAGTGATGGTATGCCAAAAGGAGATACATTAAGAATAGCTCTTGCACATACAGGAGTTAATGTTCTTATGGCGATTGCACTCTTACCATTCTGCTATCCAATTGCAGCATGGTTATCTAAATTTTAAAAAATAGGGGGCTTAAATGCCCCCTATAACACTCTTATAATTAAATTTAACGGCGTTCCCAGATATTCCAAAGAATCCAGATTGCAACTAGTCCCATGATGCCTTGTGCACCAAGTGTTGCAAGCATTGCTGTTACATTAGCAACAACAGATGTTGCTGGAATAAATGGAATCATACCGATTCCTAGAACTTCCAATACGATCATCAGCGCGGCGATACTCACGCCAACTTCGGCTAAAGATGCTGCCCAAGATTTTACTGTATTTAGTATTTCCATATTTTTTGACTCCCTATAGTTGGTCATAAATGTATTTATATCAGCGAATTGTCGCTTACACATTATCTATACTTAATATAACACTATATACTATGTAATGAAAAGGATAACGACTATGATTTTCTGGAAATGGTGGACAAGTGTAGTTGTATTAGCACTATCACTTGCCTTTATGCAATATAACATTGATATGTTTGGATTTGTTTATGAAAACGATCCTACTAGAATAACTATGCTAATTGCTGCAATTTTTATTCTTTCAACTATTAAGGTTGGATTTGAAAGTTGGAAAAGACAATTCACATATGATTCTAACAATGAATTAGGTATGATTTGGTTCGTGTCCGATGCTGTTATGTCTATAGGTATGATAGGTACTTTAGTTGGATTTATCATTGTACTCACCACAACATTTACCGATATTGATACAACCTCGGCTCAAGCTATGAAAGAAGTGATTAGTAAACTGGCACAAGGTATGGGGATTGCATTGTTGACTACACTAACTGGACTAGTGACTTCAGTTATTTTAAAATTGCAGTTAGTAATGCTGGATACTTCTGATGAAAAAATATAGTTCAAATTTAGCATTTACAGATTTACTTTTTAATCTTTTAATAGGATTTACAAGTTTACTTTTAATTGCTTTTTTGTTAATTAATCCTATTGCAGAAGAAGGTATTATTGATCCTCGTTCCGAATTTATTATTACAATGCAATGGGAAGATACATCAGGTCTTGATATAGATTTGTGGATTAAGGGACCCCAAAACGTGATTGTAGGATTTCCTCAAAAAGATGGTGCTTACATAGTTTTAGAAAGAGATGATCTTGGCGATGCAAATGATATAATTTTAGTTAATGAAACGGCTAAAGTGATTGAAAGAAATTTAGAGACTATATCAATTAATGCTATAGTTCCTGGAGAATATTTTGTTTCTGTACATAATTATAGTACAGTGATAGAAGATGTAGAGGAAGAATATCCTACAAAGGTGAGGGTCGATCTAATGGATACAAATCCCTTTAAGCTTATGGCATCAAGAGAAGTATCAGTAAAATTTAAAGAAGAAGTTTCGGTATTTTCTTTTGTAATTGATGAAAATGGTTATGTGACAGATGTTAACGATAGAATTAAACTGAAAATTAGACCTAATTCTAATGAAGATAATACTTCTCCAAGACCGAGAAATCAAGTTAACTTTCCTGCCGAACAGAGCCGCTATGGAGGTGTACCATGACAGAGATTGTAATACTTTTAGCTGTTCTATTATGCATATTTTTCGCAATTTTAGCATATTATTCTAAAGCACCTTTTTTTATAAAACTAATAACACTTCCCACACTTTCTATTTTTTTAATTTTCACAATATATTTGATGATAATAAAGGCTGGTGCACCAATAGCGAAAATACCGGATGGTGAATGGTTATATGTTCACCACAAAGTAGAATTAGATAATAAAGAAAATAAAATGTTATACATATGGTCAAATCAAGAAATTGGAAATAGATTATATGTTATGCCGTATAATAGAGAAACCGCCAAAAAGCTTGAAATTGCTAAAATGAAAATGGAAGCTGGTTTTTCTCAAATGGGTGAATTTAAGATGAACGGCGAGGGAAATGAACCACAACTATTTCTTTCTGATCCAAGTCAATTAAAGGGAAAAGATATACCTAAGTTTTATAACTCTAATCAAGATGGTTGACAAATACCAGTTTTTATGTTATGATATGATTCTAAAGGAGATATATTATGGTTGAACAAGATACATTACGAATGATTGATGGTGAAGTAAAAGCCGTTCATAAAAATAAATATAATGAAATTCTTGGTGATATGTACGATACCATTACCGAAGATGAATTATTAGCCAAGTCAGAAAATAATTTAGATGAAGAAACTTCAGAACAAGTGGAAACATCTATGCAAATGTCTGGAGGGTATCGTTTTCATGGTATTAATACCCAGTTTAAACAAGTGTCTTTGAATACAACTCGCAATCATTGGCGACGGAGATATAAGTTAGGAACTAGATCATGATGGATATGGTTGTAGGATATAACATGGCACTTGCTGTTACTAGAGCCATTAGTAAAACAGAATTTAAAAAATTAGATACTCATGAACGTTTGGAAATAATGCGTTTCATTGATGATGCAATATCATTTACATATGGTTCCGCAGCAAGTGTGAAAATTTGGCGAGAACCATTTGAAAAGAAACTTAAAGAATTTACTGAACTTCATGAAAAAATGAAACAGAAAGCGATAAAAAATGTTTAAATTTTTTCAAAGTAAAACATGGGCAGTATGGGCTTATTTAGGTTCCTTTGTAATTCTATTATCACTTTGGCTACAAGTTCAAATTGACGTACAGATAAACAAGTGGTTTGGTGAATTTTATGATATGATTCAAACCGCTCTTGGAACTCCAAACGCGATTACAATGACAGAGTATTGGACTTCCCTTGCAAGTTTCGGCAAGCTTGCTGCATTATGGATTGTGTTGGGTCTTGGCACTTCATTTTTAACTTCACATTTCTTGTTTCGATGGCGAAATTCTATGGTTGAATTTTATCATAGTGTATACGATAAAGCCAGAACTATTGAAGGTGCATCTCAAAGGGTTCAAGAAGATACTATAAAATTCTCAAGAATTATGGAAACTCTTGGAACAAGTTTAATTGAATCTATAATGGTTCTTATTGAGTTTTTTCCACTCTTAATGGGTTTAAGTATAGGTATTCCAATAATGTGGTTCGGAGACTGGGAATATGGACTTGTATCTGGTGCTTTAATATGGGCAGTTGGCGGTACTATTTTGATGATAATTCTTGCATGGCTACTCAAATTAGTAGGAATTGAATATGATCTACAGAAAAGAGAAGCAGCATATCGAAAAATATTGGTTGTTGCTGAAGATGATGGTACAATCAGACCTAAAACATTAAACGAATTATTTGACGGCGTGAGAAAGATTCACTTCAAAAGTTATTTGTACTATCTTTATTTTAATATAGGAAGATTAGCATATCTCCAGGCAAATGTATTAGCTGCATATATTTTCTTAGCACCAGCTATTGTTGCAGGCGTTATGACATTGGGTGTTATGCAACAAATAATTAGAGCGTTTGGTAGAGTAGAAGGATCTCTCCAATATCTATTTAAATCGTGGCCCACTATTATTGAGCTGGCAAGTGTATATAAACGTTTAAGGGAATTTGAGGTAAAAATTAATAAGGAGTCGTAAAGAATGAATAGTAAGTTAGATGGACCACTCGTTAGTGCTTTTGAGTCATCGACTGAAGGAGTGGTATTACAAGAATTCACCACATATCGTATTAAAGATGGTTGTATGCGTAAAGAAGTAACTACACGAAGGTTTGATGGTATAGATTATTATGATTCTACTACAACAACACCATTAAAAATTTAAGTAATAATTTTATAACTTTATGATTAAAAGCCTTGGGTATCACTCGAGGCTTTTTTTATATAAATATAGTATACGGATACAAATAAAGGTAATAATTTTATGGATAATTTCAAAAGTTTCATATCTGAACAAAAGAATACCCACATGACACATATAGAAGATAAAGTGTTGTATGGTGGTGTAAAGGGTACAAGAGAAGCTATATTTGCTCTTATAGGTATGCGTGATATGTTAGGTGGAGTAAAAAGGGGGAATGTAAGTGTTAAATGGGATGGTGCTCCTGCTGTATTCGCTGGTATTGATCCGAGTGATAATAGCTTTTTCGTTGCCAAAAAAGGCATATTCAATAAAAACCCTAAGGTCTATAAATCTCCAGCTGATATTGATGCTGATACTTCTGGCGACCTTAATGATAAGTTACAAGACGCACTTAAATACTTGCCAGAGTTGGGGATCAAAGGTGTGGTCCAAGGAGACTTCTTATATTCCCGAGATGATTTGTCAGATCAAACAATTGCCGGCAAAAAATATACAACCTTTCATCCTAATACGTTAGTATATGCAATGGAAAAAGGTTCTGAGGCTGAAAAAGATATAAAAAAATCTAAAATAGGTATTGTTTGGCACACAACATATACTGGAGATTCATTTGAAAATATGAAGGCTAGTTATGGTGTAAACATGAAGAATTTCAAAAAGTCTAAAAATGTTTGGTCTCAAGATGCTATGTTACGCGATATGACAAGTCTTACAATGTCGGCTAAAGATACCGCTGATGTAAATTCTCAACTATCTGAAATGGGAAAACTGTTTAATCAAATTTCTTCATCTACATTAAAAACATTAGAAAATAATCCAGCCTTA